CCATCTTCATATAATGATGTAGAACTAAGAGAACCGCCTTTTAATTGTGTAACTTTCATTTTAAACTTTTCTTTGCTAGTTCAAGACCATATTCTTGTGGTGAACCAAGAACAATAGTTTCATAGTTGTTATTTAATCCATTCAAGCCAATAGAACAATTCTTCTCAATCATATGTGTAAATAGATTTGCAATATACATTTCTTTACCAACAAATGTGGCAGATAAACTCTCATACATCTGTTGGTATAATTGTGAGCTTTGAAACCCATATAGACCAGAACTGGCAAATGGAGAGATAGGAGATTTCTCTACAATCTCTGTTACAAGTCCATCTTTTGAACGAACATAAGAATACTTTGGATTATTGGCAACAAACACATCAATGTAACCATCAGCCATCAAACTTTCAATCTCATTAAAATCTCTGCCAATTAAAAGTGTATCTGCATTGTGAACAAAAAATGGTTTGGTTTGATTCTTTAGTAGTGAAGCACCAATGTATGCTGTGTGTGCCTGACCATCAGTATCACCAATATATTGAATATTATTCTCTGTTAGACCTAGTGGTTTAATTGTATCAACTAACTTGGTCTTAAAATAAGAATCTCTTTTATTCGCCAGAAGAATAGTTTCATCAAAAGTACCAAGTTGCTTAATGATTTCATGGATAATTGTTTCATCACCCCAAGGCAACAGATACTTTGGTATGTCAAAGCCAACATCATGGAATCTGGTGTTTAACCCAGCCATGCATAATACTAACGAAGCCATTGTTCAAAGTCCTCACGAATCAAACTGTGCCATGTTCCGTTATATTGGCCTGGTGGAAATGGATGGTCAAGATTACAATATATCAAATTTTCTCCAACTAAATTATTTGCTTTCCAATTTTCACTCATCATATCTTCACACATCATTTGCACACCATCTTCATCATAAAATTCATCAATACGGTTAAAAGTGTCTGCATACTTGTCCATATTTTCTGAAGATGAAAACGCAAATTGGTCATTACCAAAATCTCTTTGAGGTGTCATACGACAATTAGGTATATGAAGTTTTGTATTATCTAAATCTGCAAAAGGTATTCTAGCATTAATGGCAAAATCAAAACGAGAACGAATTACCCAATCAAATTTTATATTATTGGATTCTTCATAGACCGTTTTTAATTCATTACATTTCATAATGCCATACAATTGGTTATAAGTTGACCTAGCTGGGTCTTTTACTTTCCAATTTGGTTGTGGTGGCGGAACTCTGGTGTATTTTGATAGGTCATTTGTCAATGACTTCTCAATCATAAATGCTTCAGGTTTATAGATTTCAATATCTGCAACTTCAGGTGATTCCCACACATGACAAAAAACGGTAACATCATTACCGTCTAGTATGTTTCTTTTAACAAACTCATAACCTTGTTTTACGCTACGAGCTTGTCCTGATAAACAAAGAGCAATCTTCATTTGAGCCACTTATCATTTTCTAACGACCATTGAACCATACCTTTAATGCGGTCACGCAAAGAAATCTTTGGTTTCCATCCTAAAGATTCCATATAATCACCAGACAAAGCGTAGCGTAAATCGTGGCCAGGTCTGGATGAATGAAAGTCAACCATTTCATATTTTAACTCCTTGTTTTGTGCTTCTGCAATTAATTTAGCCAATTCTAAGTTATCTACTTCATCTGGTCCCACAATATTAAACTTAGGAATCTTCGCACCACCAAAATCTGGAATACGAGCATAATCTTCAGGCAGGTTTAGAATAAACATTAAACCATCTGCAACATCTTTAGCATGAACATAGTGGCGTGAGCCTGCCTTTGTTTTGCTTCTATCAGAGTGAATAGTAAGTGTTTCACCATCACGAGCATACCGAATGGCCTTAGGAATAAACTTCTCAGGATGTTGGCGTTCACCAAACACATTCATTGTATGTGTAACAATGATTGGCATATTGTATGTGTTCTCAAATGCAACACACATTTCTTCACCTGCCGCCTTAGATGCTGAATATGGATTCGTAGCATTGTAACGGTCTCTTTCTTTGTAATCTACGCCTTCTGGTGCGGGACCAAACACTTCATCTGTGCTGAAGTAAACAAACTTTTCTAAGTTCTTTAATGTGCGAGCATAGTTTAATAGATTAACTGTACCGATTACATTGTCTTGCACAAACTCCATTGGAAATTCAATTGAGCGGTCTACATGAGAACCAGCTGCAAGGTGCAATACTAATTGAACATCACCAATTAAACCTGAAGTCTGTGGATTAATTTCAGCACGCAAATCATGGAACACAATCTCAACCCGTTTCTTCTGCTCAGGTGAATACTTCTTCATAATATCTTCAAGGCGATTTAGATTGCCAGAGAAATCTAATCGGTCAAGTGATACGATTGTCCAATCTGTTGTATCAAGGATTGTTTCAATCAAGTGATGTGCAATGAAGCCTGCACCACCTGTAATTAATACTCTTTTAGTCATTATATTTTTCCTCTATAACTTTTTTCCATTCTGGTACTCTATCATATTGATGAACAATTGTAAAGTCTTTTCCTGTTGAAGTTGCAACTTTGCCGTCTTTCATAATTGGTGATGGTTCAAGCAAGAATGGTTTGAATTCGTTAATCTTACTTGGGTCGGCAGTTGTGCCTAATTGTGCAGCCCATCCATCTTCTGACTTCATGTATCTTGCCACAGATTTATATGGCTCTTGTGAAATCATAAAGTTAAATGTGGATTGATCCACAATTGGTATAGGTCGATTTACTGACATAACAAATATCATCGCACACAAATCTCTCATCGCTTCACCACGACCTGCCAAAACGCCTACATTGTAGATTGTATTGTCTTTGAATCTTTCATGGAAGAAGGGACCAAATGTTTCAATTAAGTTTTGGTTACCCCATGGTTCATCTTTGTATTTCATTGATTCGGAAGCAAACATCAGCTTAGCACCTGGTAATTCCATGCCAAGGTATTTTGTTGGGTCTTCCTGAAAGATTACATCTTTAACATCGGTAGTAATAACAAACCGATAAGCATCATGTGATTGTAGGTAATTGTAGATGTGAACAAAGCGCTCTACATGGACAGGCAACGATGATTGGTATTCATATCGTTGTGTGGTGTCGTTTGCTTTTCCAGGCAAAATGACCTGAAATCCGGCATCAGATAGCCGTTTGATGGTTTCATAATCAATGTTGAAGGCGACCATAACTTTCTCGCCTTTATAACCTGATTTGTTGATAGAGTTAACCCAATACTTCAGTTTACTCCAATCATAATTTGTGGTACATCCTATAATCAAATCTTTCATAATAATTCCATTCAGTTAATATATTACTTATATCGCTTGTAGTCCTTAAACTTGGTAATGTTTTGACCTGGCGTGTCTTTCTTATAAGTATTTGCCAATTCATTGGTACCTTCTGCACCTGCACCAGATTTAGGCAAAATGTCTGGACTAATTGCTTCACTTACACTCTTATGTAGTTTCACTCCAGTTACATCTTGTACCAACTTCCATGCTTCTTTATGTTTCTTACTTTTAATATGTGATTGTAACACATCTTTTTGCTTTTGTGAAGCCTTTTGGTGAAACTTAAATAGTTCCATCACACCAATATTGCCTGAATATGCGGCTTCATCCAACTGTTTTAATGTTTGCTTAATCCAAAATACTCTTTGAACTGACATATTACCCTCTAGTAAGATTCAAAATCTTTTGAATCTGTGTTTCTAGTGTTGCTTTACGGTTAGGCCATTTAATAATTGGTTGGTCTGCCGTCTGTAATAGTTTGGTAAGAAATGGAAGAATTAATTTTTCTACCTGTTGCAACCTTGCCTTATATTCTTCTACTGTTTCTTCTTTCTCTGCAATAACATCTGTATATTCTTCTTCATCCATTGCGGTGAAGCCAAAGTCATCATCACCATACTCTTTCATTATTAGATTAAGGTCGTATTTAATTTCTGGCATTTTATTTGTCCCAATTCTTGGCAGCATTAAAATTGGCGTGTGCGAATTCTAACCTGTCTATTAACTTCATAGCATTACCTTTAATTCGGTCAACTGCTACAAATCCTTCTGGTGCAGTAATTCTAAACCCATTGTCTGTGCGAATGAATGTTCCAACATCACGAATGGTTTCCAATTTACGAACAATCATTAGTTTAGCATCAACAAGTAAATTCTGTAAATCAAATATCTTTTTAAGTTCGGCAGCATTACTGCGATAGAACCGCATAAGTTCATTCTTTTTTGCAATTCTTTCTTTTTTGGTTTTTTCTAGTTTAGCTTCAAGAACAGATTGATTCAATTTTGTTTCAATTGTTTTAATCAATTCATTAGTGTGTGCTGTTGTATTTTTAATTGCTTGACCTTCACGCACCTTACTATTATTGAATGTTTTAATCTGCATTAGAATTGTTTCATTGGCTGAAATGCGATTCAATGCCAATGGATTAATCTGTTGAAATAAAGAACCTGCCTGTGATAACACTCTTGTAATTTCTTTTGTTTCATCTTCAGTAAATGTGGCAGTACCAGAAGCATCAACGAATGAGGCATCACGAAACCAAACATCTTTGGTTGTAGATAACTTACCAATATCCACATTGAAAGAGGCCTTCATATCAGATATGGTTTTGCCTGTGTATGATGTGTGAAACACCACACCTAATTGTGCAGCCAACATTGACTGTGCTAGTTTTGAATCAGCAGGAATAGCATACACGATTGTGTTTGGTTGAAAGGTAATATATTTTTCACCATCAATGGTTTCTTTTTTCAAATCACCTTTTGAAAACATCATGTCGCCTTGCAATACACCTTTGATACCAAGTTTTGGTAGATAACGTAATGCAACTTTCAACTTATCATTCAGACCTTCGGCTGGGTGATTTTTATCAATGTC